AGCTAATCAATGAAGAAGCCGACCCTTCCAAAAAAGGCAGTGTTCGTCTTGGTAAACAGATTAAAGGTGAAATTGACAAAGCCACAGAAAATGCTGGCGGCGACTTTTACAAAGAAGCTAGAGCAAAGAATCGTGCTTTTGAAGCAGAGTTTGAAGACCAAGGCATTATTCGTGATATCAATCGTTTAAAACGTGGCACTTCTGACCGTGTTGTTCCTTTGGAAAACTTGGCAGACAAATTGGTTTTTAAAGGCACTGGCGCTGATGTCAAGGCTGTGTTTGCTACTTTGGAAAAGATGGGGCCAGAAGGCCAACAAATTGCCAATGAATTGCGCGGTTATGCTGCCGATAAAATCAAAGAACAAGCTACAAAAGGTGTTGGTCGTGACATTAACGGCAAGCCTTATGTATCAACGGCTGAACTTGATAAACAAATTAACGCTCTTGATAAAAGCGGAAAACTTGATTTCTTGTTTGGCAAACAACAAGCCGAACGTTATCGCACACTTAACGAGTTTACAAAAGACATTCAAACAACACCACAAGGCACTGTAAACACATCTGGCACAACATCAACATTGCTATCTGCTCTTGGCGAAATGGGTGCGTCTGCTGCAGTGACAGGAATTCCTGCGCCAATTGCAACAATTACAAAATACGGTTACGACAAATATAAAACAAAACAAAAAATGCAAAAAGTGCAAGAGTATGCCAATCCAGGCACTAAAATTTCAGATATTCCACGCATTGAAATGCGCGGCATGGCAACTAAGGACTAAAAATGGCAGTCAATCTATCCCCTATTGGTAACGGCTTTCAGTTCTTTACTACCACAGGCATCCCGCTTGCTGGCGGTTTGATCTATACATACGTTGCTGGTTCATCTACGCCATTGTCAACTTACACAAGTAACACAGGCTTGATTGCTAACACTAACCCAATCGTCTTGGGTACTGATGGCCGCCCACCTTCGGGGATTTGGTTGACTGTTGGCAATTCATACAAATTTGTTTTGGCTGATTCCACAAACGCTGTTATCCAAACTTACGACAACATTGCTGGAATCTTGACAAGTGCGCCAGCTACTTCTCAAGTGCCTGCTGGTTCTATCTTGATTTGGTCTGGTTCTATTGCAAACATTCCTGCTGGATATGTGATTTGTAATGGTTCAAACGGAACGCCAGACTTGCGTGACAAGTTTGTGGTGGGCGCTGGCAACTCTTACGTTGTAGGCGCAACATCAAACACTACTGGCACAGGTTCTAACCTGCCTGCTTATTACGCATTAGCATTTATTCAGAAGACATAACATGACTACCATTGACGCAACCGAGGCCCGCTTGTCCACCCATGAAGAAGTTTGTGCGCTACGGTATCAGGTTATAAACGCCCGATTAAAGCGCATGGAAGGAATTATGATTACTTGCGCTGGTGCAATGATCTTGAGCATGGCGGGCGCTGTTTTTACGTTAATAACTCACACTAAATGATGTGGACATATTCAGCCTCTTAGCAAAAGAACTGCAAAAACTTAAAGAGGAGCTAAAGAAATGAATGAACTATTCAATCTACTTAAGGGCATTGCACCTACTCTTGCAACTGTTGTTGCTGGTCCTCTTGGCGGTGCTGCCGTATCTGCCATTGCTAATCGACTTGGTGTGGGGGACAGCGTAGAAGCCGTTGCAAAAGCCATTGCTGGCGACCCTGCCGCTGCTGCAAAATTACAAGAGTTAGAGTTGGAATATGCCAAGCTAGACATGGCAAATACCGCTAATGCGCGAGACATGAACAGCAAGATTCAAGAATCTGCCAATGCCTCTTGGGTGGCTAAGAACGCTGCTTATGTGCTTGATTTTGCCATTGTGAGTGCAACCATCATCATGACTTGGATTGTGTTCTTTAAGGGCGTTCCTGTTGAAAATAAAGAGATTGCATACATGGCCATTGGTTCATTGATTACCATGTGCGGTACTGTGCTTAATTTCCATCGTGGTTCATCTGCTGGTAGCAAATCTAAAACTGAAGAAATGATGAGGACAATCAAATGAACTTAACGCCCAACTTTACGCTTGAAGAACTTACAGCTTCAGAAACCGCAGAACGCAACGGGTGGGACAATAGCCCCAACGATCAAGAGTTAGCTAACCTTACTAGGCTTGCAGACTTTTTAGAGCAAGTAAAAGAAGTGTTAGGCGGTAAGCCAATTATGATTAGCTCTGGCCTGCGTACCAAAAAAGTTAATGATGCGGTGGGAAGCAAAGACACTAGCCAGCACATGATTGGCTGCGCCTGCGACTTCAAAGTGCCAGGCATGACGCCAGATGAAGTGGTGCGTAAGATTGTGGCTAGTGGCATTGGTTACGACCAAGTAATCCGCGAGTTTGATCGTTGGACACACATTTCTATTCCCAATACTGTTGCAACAGCACCACGCAAGCAAGCACTTATTATTGATAAAGCTGGCACACGCGCTTATTCATAAATAGTACATACTGCCAATGTGTAATACGCTTATGAAAATCAAGCGTGTTGACATTAGATGTTCCGCGATACAAGAAACTTTGGCATTGCTTCAACAGAAGTGTTTGCCAGGGGATGCGCCATTTGATACTAACTATGGTTACTGGTGGATAGTCTATGACGCACTTAATTTGCCGTGTGCTTTTGCTGGTCTTGTTTCCAGTGTGCGTTGGCTTGATACTGGTTATTTGTGTCGTGCAGGCGTTCTATCTGGCTATCGTGGACACGGCATACAGAAACGTCTTATACGGGCGCGTATTCGCCAAGCAAAAGCATTAGGCTGGAACTGGTTAATTACCGATACATATCTAAACCCTGCATCCTCTAACAGTTTGATCGCTTGCGGTTTTAAATTGTTTGAGCCGAGTAAACCTTGGGGTGCTACTGGCACTTTATTTTGGCGACTTAAACTGAAGGATTGATATGGCTGCTCCACTATGTAGCGAAAACGAATTTTTAGAGTTGTGGCATAACCATGCGTCATCTAAAAAAATTGCCGAAGTTCTTGGCACTTCTGAAAGAAAAGTTAACGCCAGACGTAGACGGATAGAAGAACGGTTAAAAATTAACCTAGACATTCATCCTAATAGACAAAAATACGTTACCGTAAGTGTCAATCAGGCAAACAGGAATCCTGCGCGGCTACATCTTGGGGTGGAAAATGGAACAGTCATTGTTTTCTCTGATTCACATTTTTGGCCAGGTATCCACACTACTGCTTATCGTGGTTTGTTATGGGCTATTAAGGAACTGCAACCGAAGGCAGTTATTGCTAACGGGGATGTTTTTGACGGTGCTTCCATTAGCCGTCACCCTCGTATTGGTTGGGATTCAAGCCCTAGTGTCATTCAGGAACTAAAAGCCTGCGACCTAGCAATGGGTGAGATAGAAGAAGCCGCAAAAAAAGCCCGTCACAATGTTCAGTTGGTTTGGACACTTGGCAACCATGACGCTAGGTTTGAAAACCGTCTAGCAGCTAACGCGCCACAGTACGAACAGGTTAAAGGGTTTTCCCTTAAAGATCATTTTCCTGCGTGGAAACCCTGCTGGTCATGTTGGGTGACTGAAGATGTGGTCGTTAAGCATCGTTGGAAGGGCGGCGTTCATGCTACTCACAACAACACGGTTAACAGCGGTAAAACGATGGTTACAGGCCATCTGCATAGCCTTAAAGTTACGCCTTATGCTGACTACAACGGCAATCGGTTTGGGGTTGATACGGGGACACTAGCTGAGACAAATGGCCCACAATTTATGGACTACTTGGAAGACGCGCCCGTGAACTGGAGATCGGGTTTCGCCGTTCTGTCATTTAAAGATGGGAAACTGTTGTGGCCAGAGTTAGTTCACAAGTGGGCTGAAGGGCAGATCGAGTTTCGTGGGCAAATCATCAATGTTTAAAGGACTAATCATGTACAAAATTGAAATCGACATTTCAGCTTGGGGCGGTGACGTAAAAGTAACTATCGAAACTTCAGACTTTGACAAGATTGAGTTAATCTGCGAGTTCATTGAG